ATACCATGCCATTACCAACACCTAACCCATTCGAATCAAAGAACGAATTTATAGCACGCTGCATAAGCGATGCTAAAACGCAAAGCGAATACCCTGATGCACAACAACGCATAGCTGTATGCATTGTGCAGTATGAGCAGAAATAGTTAATAAACAAAAAACTTTTAATAATGCCAAGCAAAGGAGTAGTTAATAACCCTAACGGAAGACCCATCGGAAGCTTGAACAAAAAGACTTTGGAGTGGGAAGAATTCGGGCGCGACTTTGTAGCCGATGCATTGCCTAAGGTTGCAGTATTCATTAACGAGTGCATGGATAGCAAAGACGAAGACTTGAAGTTTAAGGCAGCAGGTCTAACACTGGATGTGCTTGAATACTTCAAACCAAAACAGGCACGTGTTACGCACGCAGGTGACGAAAAAGCACCCGTAATTATTCAGGTGCATTCGGACCTGTAACAAAAAGGAATCAAAAACTACAATAAGACACAACATGAAGTTAAAGCTAAACATAGCAGCCAATGCCAAAGGTGTATCACTTGCGAAATACATCGACTACCAGAATGCGGTCGATAAGGTGGAGCAGGTGCGTATCATAACGGGCAAGAGCAGCGAAAGCATAAGACTGCTGCAGGCGAGCATCATTGACGAAATCATCATGCAGTTCGAAGCAGCCATCAAGTTAGGCAGTAATGACTTTGAACGTAAGGTGCGTGCCAACGCGATTGAGTTAGGGTTCATTCCTAACCTGCAAGAGATGACATTTGGTGAATACGTGGACTTGGATAGCGCATGCACCAACCTTTACCAAAATGGTAAGGTGAATGGTGAGGCTGCGCTGAAGATGATGTGCATACTATACCGCCCTATTAAGGCAAAGTTTGGCAACTACTACGACATTGAGCCATACAAGACCGAGGCAAAGCGCAAGTATGCGGATGCGGTGAAGGAGTTAACGCTTGACCATGTACTGAACGTGCTGCTTTTTTTTTCGACTTTAGAAATCGAGCTGTACAACAGTTCCCTCGAATATTTGGCAAAGGAAATAACGGAGATAGTGAAGGAGATGACAGCGGAACACCAGACGGCTTAGAGGTGTATGGATGGTTTCACATCATTGAATCACTTGCCGACAGGGACATAACAAAGTTTGATGCGGTAACCGAGCGCAACGCATTTGAAGTATTTACGCACTTGACATACTTAGCCGATTATGTGTACGTGCAAAAAGTAGAAATGAGAAAAAGACAACACTAATGACAAGTTACAACTATAGTTACAACGTACTCATTAATCGACTTGAGGCATTTGCCGCAGGTCACTTTTTGATACGCAGGTTCACGCATGGGCAGATTGATATGAGCGACCAACTTCAGGACGATCAATATCCGTTCATGCACGTTACGCCCGATACGATTGAGCCAGTGCCGGGCGCAATGAACTTTGGCTTTCACATCATGTTTGCGGATATACCACGCGACAAAGAGTATAAGGCAGAATACCAACGCGAGGTAATTAGTGATTGCATCCGTTTGGGGCAGGACCTAATTGCTGAAGTGAAGAATGGTCTTGAGTTGTTTGGCTTCGATGTGCAGCTACTTGAAACGCCCACCTTTGAGCCATTCATGGAAGAGCAGAAGAACACGGTCACGGGTGTTGCGTTTACCTTGAAGCTTTCCGTTCCGTGGGATTGGTCAGCATGCGACATCCCGGCTATTTGGTCGGTAGGTGGCGCGAGTGGCACAGGTGGTGAAGGCACAGGCTACGGCATAACATTACGCACCAATGGTGTTGACAACGTAGTGCAAACGCTGCTTGACTTAGTTGAAGGCACGAACATTACCATTACGGATTTAGGCAATGGACAAGTAAGAATTGATTCAACAGGTGGCGGTGGTGGCGGTGGTGAGTTTGTCAGCACTGAATACAACGCTAACCACACAACTGCAACAGGCAACCAATATGTAGTAGGTGACAGGGTGTGGTACAACGGCAACGTGTATCGATGCATCGCAAATAATGACGCATTGCTTCCAACCAACACAACGTACTGGACACTTGTTGCGGTAGGTTATAGGTTGCGTCAAACGCCTGTTGATTGGAATGCAACGAGCGGTGACTATCAAATACTGAATAAGCCAACCATTCCTGCGGCACAAGTCAATAGTGATTGGAATGCGGTTAGTGGTTTGGCTGAGATATTAAACAAGCCATTTATCCCCGTTAACATTGACGATTTAGCAGATGTCAGCGCAGCAGCTCCTGCAAATTATAATTCGTTGTATTATTTGGCTGGTGTTTGGAAAAATGGTTTTATTGAACTCGACTGGCTACAAGATGTCAATGCGCCCACACCAACAAACGGGCAGGTCTTAACCTTTGATACTGCAACAGGTGTATGGATTGCGGCAACGCCTTCAGGTGGCGGTGGCACGGTTAATAGCGTTGCACTTTCAATGCCTGCGCCTGCAAATCCTGCATTCAGCGTGGCAGGTTCACCCGTTACCAATACAGGCACGCTTGCGGTTTCTGCAAATGGTACTATAGATCAATACGTAGATGGCACAGGCGCACTTCGCACAATGCCTTCAACAAGTGGTGGCGGCTCATCAGTTAGCTACTACCTCAATGGCTCAATCAATCAAGGTACAATAGGCGGCAGCACCTACTACCAAATGAGCAAGACGGCTGTATTTGGTGCAGGCACGGACTTTACACGAACTAATGCAGCAGGCAATGGATTAATCGCGCAGTTTATCACGGATGCAAACGACCCTAATGTGTTACTTGTGCCGGGTGGAAACTTCAACCTTGAACTTTATTTTAGTGCGTCATCGAGTGGTGGCACGCCTTCATTCTATGTTGAGTTGTACAAGTATGATGGTGCAACATTCACCCTTTTGGCTACCGATGTTGCAACACCTGAAGGCATAACGCAAGGCACGGTCATCGATGCATATTTTACGGCTCTTGCAGTACCGCCTACCACAATGGCGTTAACTGATAGATTGGCGTTGCGGGTGTTTGTAACGACCTCGGGTCGCACGCTTAAACTACACACGGAGGATTCGCATCTATCTCAAGTAATAACAACACTAAGCACGGGAGTTAATGCTATCAATGGCTTAACTGCACAAGTTCAAAATTTCGCAGTAGGAACGGCAGGAGCTGACTTTGGTATTAGTTCGGTTGCTTCAACACACACGTTTAACCTACCAACTGCAAGTGCTGCAAATCGTGGTTTGCTTTCAACGACCGATTGGGCTGCGTTTAACGGCAAGCAAAACAACATCGGACTAACCACGGTGGGTAATGCACTTGCAACACTGCCTAATCCAAGTGCTATTCGTTATGTGCGCATCAATGCAGATAACACGGCAACTGCTATAAGTGCGGCAACTTTAAAATCGGAGCTTGGCGGCAAACAACTTGCATTTAAAACTCTTGACCAATCAAGCAATGTGCTTGCTTTTGCCGATGTTACAGACCTTTCATTTTCGGTAGTGGCTGGTCGCACATACAAGTTCAAAATATTCTGCCAATTCGATGTGACCAATATCTCTACGGGTACACGTTGGGCGGTTAATGGACCAGCGTTCACACGTTTGTTTTATAGTGTCCTTTGGACATCAGGAGCAGGCTTGCAATCAAATGTTGCATTTCAAACTTATGATGCAACTGCAACAACACTTAACTCAAACTTCACCACAAACAACTGTGCAATCATTGAGGGTATTGTTGTACCATCCGCAAACGGAACATTGAGCGCACGTTTTGCAAATGAATTAACAATCACAAGCGTAACCTGCAAGGCAGGCTCTTACATTGAATTTGAAGAAATATAAAAACATGAAAGCAATACTACCATTAGACATTTGGAGCGATGGCGATACTAAGACAGCCGTTGCCTTGTCACTTTACATTAGCTACGATGACCTATCTACACAGGCTGCGTTAGTCTATAAACTGCATGATGACATGGGCGCAATTATTTATGAGGGTCAAATATTTTTTATTGACCAAGAGTACATTGATTGGGGCAGTAGTGGTGATTCAAACGAAGAGGCATACATCTTAGCTGCATCACATTTAAACATCACGCTTGCTTAATGCAGGACGAATTTGAGAACATATTAAACGAGTATGCGCTGGCAGTAGTTGAACGTGCGCAATCTAACCTGCGCATCAAACGAAGGGTGCGTGGTAAGGTTGTCAATCGCGTTGCATCGGGCAGGTTGCTAAACTCGTTGTATTACAATCTCAAGATTCGTTACAACAAGCCAACGATAGATTTCACAGTCACCAATGACGAGGCAGGAAGATATGCGGATGTGATTGAGTTTGGCAGAAGAGCTGGTGCAAAGATGCCACCTGTTAAGCCTATTGAAGATTGGATACGACTGAAACCTTTAAAGCTGCGTAATAGACAAGGTGAATTCATTAAGTCAACTGAAAGTGCAATTAAGAGCGCAGCATTTGCAATTGCCAAAAGCATTGGCAAGAATGGTATTGAAGGTATCAACTACTATAGCGAAGCAATAGACGATACATGGGATGAATACAAGGACAAGTTGATGGAAGGGTATATTAAATCAGTGGAGAATCGATTACTACTAAACAAAAGATAATGGCAATAACAATAGAAGACCAGCCGTACACATGGGCGTTGCGAGGGCAGAAGCTAATGATAGTTGCAAGCAGTGATGAAACTGCACAGGTTGGTTTTAAATATGGCGTAGAGGTAGACATAGATGGTGTATTGTACAACTTCTATTTGAGTGCTGCTCCTGATGATAGGCTATACTTTGACATGCAGCCGCTTCTTGACACGATGCGCAATTATGAGCCCGTAAACTTTCACCTGTCAACTGATGACACCGTAAAGGATTTAAGCGAAACCTTTTTGAACTTTACGCTTACCGAATGGTGGATAGTAGATGGTGTGTTTACACTCAATGCAGGAAGCGAAGTGAGCGGAGATGAAGCTTTAGCAATAAACGGCTATTTCCAAGTAATAGATGGCTACAAACCAAACGTAGAAACAGGTAGCCAAAAAGTGAAACAATCGCTCACAAGTACATCATCGTACATGATGAGTGACCGCAACAACAACACTTCGCCTTTTTATTTAAGTCAGACATGGGGATTTGGTACTGCAATTAATAGCATTTGGATTCCTGTACTTGAAAAAGACTATGGTGTGTTGTCGATACCCGGCAACGATAGCTATCTGACCAACAACGTAGCAACTCAATTCCGCATTACCATATTCAGTTCAGCAGGCGTACCAACGAGCCAAACCATTGCGCTGAATGGTTACAATATTGAGAACCTGCCTGTGTACCCTGCAAACCTTAACGACTGGACAGGACTAACGGTGAAGCCTTCGCTCTTCCCTAACTGGAGATGTTACACTCTTGGCATACTTAACGCTGCAAATGGTAGCGTAAGCGAAACCTACATCTTCTACAACGCACACGACTACGGGCAGAGCGACTGCAATTGGGATAACATCAGGCTTGGTTGGGTAAACTCGCGAGGTGGTTGGGATTATTTCAACTTCACTAAGAAGTCTGAAACAACAAATGAGATTGAGCGCAAACAATACCGCAAGGTTTTATTCAACGGCAGCCCAACCATATTCAGCCCAAACGACAGGTCGCTACTACAACGCCAGAACTTAGCGCAACAAGTGCTAACCGTTACATCCGACTACATCACCGAGGGCGAGTTTCAGCTATTACGATCGTTGCTCGTAAGCAATCAAGTCACGTGGCTAACTGAAGAAGCAGGTACGCCTGTTGAAGTACCCGTGAACATAGAAGACACAAGCTTTGTCGAAAAGAAGAATCGTGACGGCAAGCAGTACAACGTAACTTTGAGAGTGCGCCTATCTAACCCATACTGGACATAACATGAACGGAGAAGTACAACTTATAGTTAACACGGGCAGTCTTGAGCAAATCGATAGCATAAGCAATGACCCTGCATTTGTCGGCATTGGTGCGTTATCGCGTTTGATTGTAACAAGTAGACCCGAAGTTGCAGCACTAACTACGGGTGATAGCCTTACGATTATGAATACCGTTGGTGATAGCGTGGTAAAAACACTCAACTCACCACCTGCTCTTGATTCACCTGTAGTTGGACAAACACGTTTGAACTTTGCAGGCACGTGGGCAGATGACTATTCCGCTGCCGCAGGTGGTTACTTCATGTTGGGTGTTGGCGGTGAATACTACTTAGACCTTTTTGAAAACGAAAGCATATCGCAGAACTGGAAGTTTCAAGACCTTAATAGCTTCACAGCGCAAGGTGCATTCACTCGCGAGTTTAGAATACCATACAGCACCACAAACCAACTTGCACTTGGTGCGTTGTTCGATGTTAACGTAGATGCCGGCTCATCGAATTATTTCCACTACAAGTTACCTGCTGAGATTCGTGTTGACACGCTACCCATCGCGACAGGTTACGTTCGTGTGCGCAAGATATACAAGCAGCAAAACCGCATTAACGAGGTTGAGTTAGCCTTCTACGCTGAAACGCCCGACCTTGTGCGCAACATTGGTGAGAAGAAGCTCAAGGATATAACCGACCTGCCAAATCTTAATGAAGTAATCGATTACGATAACGTAACTGATGCAACTAACGAACGTATTTGGACACTACTTGAGCGTGGTGAGTTATGGAGCGAAACAAACGAATTGAATACACGCAGTCTATTTGACTTTGACAATCCCGTATACCCTGCCGACCTAACGCCAGCGGTGCGCTATGATTATCTCTTTGAGCAAATACTGAAGGATGCAGGATTTGAATTGGTGGCAGGCTCTTTATTGAACATACTGTCTACCTACTACATGCCTTGGTTGAATAATAAAACCAATATCGCAAGTGATTCATTCAATGCTTTTTTCTTTAGGGTGTACAATAGTGCTTCAGCATCATTAGGTAATAGCTCTACGCTAATCAACATGAATACTGAGGTATTCGATAACAGCGGTGACTTTACCCCAGGTACTGCAACGTATACCACACCTGCTGATGGTTTCTACACCTTCCGCTTCCGTAACAAGTTTACCTTAACGGGCAACAATAACATCTCATACTTTCTTGACATCGATGGGGTGCTAATCTTCTTGGACAATTTTGATGTGGTCAATGACCAAATAATTGACTTTACGTGGCGCATAGGCATTAATGCCGCAAGTGTTGTTCAGTTAAAAATGAAACGCAATGAAAATGGTGCAGTCACTTTGGTTGCAGGTGATGGTACACTTGACACTTCTATTTGGGAATTAGTGCAAACCGATTTGCACTATGGTCAAACTATTTTCTACGATCTAAATGCTCCTGATGTAAAGCAAATAGACTTTGTAACCGATGTGATTAAGATGCACAATTGCATCATCGTATCGGACAGGGCTGTACCAAACAAGATAAGCATAGTACCGCAAAACAATTATCTTGGAAGTGGTAATGTCTTAGACTGGACAAGTAAGCTTGACATTTCAAAGGATGTCACCATAGGCAGTACGGTGGATTTGCAAAAGGCAAAGTTCCAATTTACGTACACGGCAGGTGAAGATATCATAAGCAAGCAGTACAAAAATGTGAAGCGTGTGTATGGTGACTATGAAGCGGTAGGCTACACGATTAATCCAGACACACTACCAAGTGATTTTGCCATTGGTGACCAGAAGATACAACTCACTATGCAATCAACTCCATGTGGTGTTGTCAATGGTAGCACGGTAATCATTCCGATGTTCATCAATGAGCAGTTGGAATTCGTTCAGCCGGGCATGCGCTGTTTATTTGAAGCGGGCGTTGTCAACATTGAATTGCTCAATGACAACATCGGTTTTCCCACGGTGACAAGTGTACCTGTTCTCAATCACTACAGCCAAGTGATAGCTAACGTGGATGACTTCGACTTGAACTGGGCACCTGAAGTACCACCATATAATATCAACGCCAACCCGTACAACAACCTGTTTAACTTGTATTGGCGCACCTTTATGAATTCGTTGTATAGTCCTGAAGCACGCATGATGGAAGCATCGTTTGCGTTATCGTTAAAAGACATAGCTACCTTTCAGTTCAGCGATAAGATTTGGATTCAGGATAGTTATTGGCGCATCCTTGAGGTGAGTGATTACAAGGTGGGTGATGTGGAAAGCACAAAGGTGAAGCTGCTTAAGTTCTTGGAAGATACCGAGGATTGCTCCGCTACGCCATTTGGCATACAGATAAATGGCGAAGTGAAATTTGAAGACGCAAATGGTGACCCTGTTGCAGCCACACAAGACTGTTGCACTCGTTATGGCTACAATTGGGATGAGGCAAATGCGGTATGTTGGGCGTTTACACCAAACGGCAACACGCGACCAAATAATATATCGGGCAATTCTACCACACCGGCTGTGCGTGAACTGCCAACTGCGGCACAAACAAGGGGTGTGTTGAATTCAGTAATCAATGGGCAAAATGTAGACATTGAGGTAAACAACCAAAATACGTTAGCTGTTGGTGAGCGTTTGAAGTTGACCAAGAATGTCAATGGTAGCAATTTATTAGGTAAAAATGTTACGACAAATCTTCCCGGCATGCACGTGGGTGGGGGATACAGAGCAGGCAACCCTGCGGCAACTGAAGACGGATGGGCGCAGTTTGGTCAGTTCGCATTGCATCGCTATCCAACCATTACAACATCAGGGCAAGTGGAGAATCTTTTCATTGAAGGCATCACAGGTGAATACATTGACATGCCCGATGATACGCTATGGAGTTGCCTGCTTAACGTGACCATTAAAGACGCAACAGGGGCGAGCATATCAAGGCTTCTACACTTTACACTGGAGAAGGTGGGCGGTGTTGCAAGTGCGAGTGCTATCACAACCATAAGCACGATAGGTGCAATAGGTGCAAACGTGTTCACATTTGGAATAGACACAGCAACGAATCCCGATGAGCATCGCATAAATGTCACTTTCACAGGCGGCACTTATCCTGATGCTTTCATCATCAACACATCATTGCAATACCAACAAAACAAAACAGCATAATGGACTCAATTAAAAACACAATGCGCTATCT